TACTTATATAATATATTATCTTAAAAGCTCTTAAGAACTCTTTGTTCTTCTAAGACTCTTTAAAGTCTTAGGGTATCACAGTTCTGTCCAGTTGTCAAGATCAATTTCAATATCTTCATCAGTGTCGTATTCTCCCCACAGCTCAGGCCTATCCTTGTGCGGAATCGACACTTCAGAGTTGACCGAACCAAAGCAATCAGAACACAGGTCTAAAAACTCTTTGGTGTACGCATGGCGTCTTGTGGCCTCATAGTCCGTTAAAACGGCATTACAGCAATTACAGCGCATCTAAGCTACCCTACCCTTTCCTGTTGATTAAAACGGCTCCTAGGCCCGTTTAAACGCTTCTATGGGCCTCTTTGACCTTGACCATGCGGTAAAGTCCCAAAGATTGTCCGTTTTTCATCGAAATTGTTATCTTCCAGCCATTGCTGAGCGAACTTCTTAGACAAGAAACGAGCAGCTACGATGCCGGTAGACGCGTTTACAACAATGTACATGAAATTCCCCTTTTGTCAAGTGTTTAAGACAGTCCAAAGTGTTGTTTATTTACAACAATAGACGGATCAAGAGAACTAGCACTAAAATGCTTAGGTGCAATATCATTTATTGAATCAGCTATCATAATCGTCAAAAGTGAACCTAAAATTGCAGAAATCTCCCTGGGTGGAATTGATATACTCTCGAAGCTTCAAAGCCATGGAATGCACGGTTTCAAAGTCTACAAAGCTAGAGTGTTCCATGGTAAGCACTGCAAATGGTTTTTCTTCTAATCCCTCCTTGGAAAAGGGGTTACCATGATAGAACTCTACCTTACAATTGGAGACAATCGGATTGTGTTCGTTCATTTTAGTACCCTTCGATGCTTTGAAGAACCTGATTTTCTAGTTCTTCCAGGATGGATTGTTTAATCACTTCAACCAAGTTAACGTCACAGCCTTTTACATAGATTGTCTCAATGTAAACTGACGAAGGCCAGGACGGACTAATATTGGTAGCTGCCTCAGCCACCACATAATCACATTCACCCACAAACGTAATGTCAGCAAAGCTAACCTCAAATTCTCTAGTCATTTGACAATCCCCCATACAATTACAAAACACAAGACAATCAAGACAATGGCCCAAACAGCGGAGGCTGCATTGTAGGCTGATTTATAGCCCTGGATAGGGTTAGCATACTCATTAGGCCATGCTTCGGCCAGGGAGCGTGGATACCGTCGCGATGTAGGATAACTCATGGTTAAGTTCTATCTATTTTAAAAATCGTTTTAGGCAAGTTCAGACGGGATTTCCACCTCGTCGCCCAACTTGCTTGCCACGTAGCAGCGCATGGCTGCGATCAGTGGTGTGGGGCCTGTATGCCTGTGCTGCGGCCCTTGACTGACCCCGCTATGATCAATGAATGCCGCCCATAAATTACCCTTCATTGACGGCCCCCTCAGACCAATACACTCCCGCTCGATGATCGGCCCGCCTTTGTTCCAGTCGGTTGATGGGCTGTATCGGCCAGTAAAAGGCGACAAACGCAGCAGGCATCTAGTTATACCATCGTTGATGTATTCGACCTCTACGCCCTCGCACTTCGCCACCGCCCAATCGAGGGCAGCGCCGGTAAGTTCTGCTGTTTTCATAATATAGCCTTTCAAGGGACAAGAACGTCAAAATATGCCAGAGCGCACATTGTCAGAGCGCCAGAGACAAGACACAATGCCAGGAAGTCTAGAGCTTTTTGCTTTAATGTTTTCATGTTTGATCCTTCAGTGATTTAACAGCGTCATCTGCTGCTTTAAGAGCTTCGGAGGTAGACAACCCTGACTGAATGCTCAGATTCCAAACAGCCAGCCAGAGATTGTAATCATCTTGAGACATTAGCGACAATTCCACAATTCCTGCAAGGCATCATCAAGACCAAGATTATCTTTAAATGAGGCAGTGGCAGAATCACCCCACCATGCGCCCTCGACAATGCCACGGCGCGTATCAACCCAGATGTTCGGACCTCCGAAGGCAACTAGAACGCGAGCGCCCAGATATTCGCCCTTGCTGTTGACAATGTATTCAATGTCAAGGGCATCTTGCAGGTAATCATGAGCGCTAAACTCTCCTTCATTTTCTACATCCCGACCCTCGTTCCAATCATCAGGTGGACTGGTGAGGTTGTCAGCGATAGACTGTACGTGAGCTTTCAAATCAGACATGGTTTACTCCAGGGTTTGTAGGTCAGACACTAGCGTCCTTCCATGCTTTGCAGTTTAGGCCCATTGCAGCGCTTGTGCATTAGGACAAACCCTAAGATATCCATAATTCTTTCTATCGAACTGGTTCCCTATATAGCGTAACTCTATGGCCTTCGGTGTGCTTCATGGGTTGTCTTAGGTATGCTTCAGGTGTACTTAAGAGCCACCTCCATCGCCCCTCACACATGTTCCACGTGAAACACTTTAGACCTAAATAGTTTAGGCTTAAATAGTTATACTTTATAACCATCTAGTCTTGTGTCTTATATAAGTGTATACAATCCGTGTATGCAGGCTTGTGAGCTGGCATGGTTCCTGCTAAGTGGCTTCATAGGGGGGGAGGGGTGAGTGCTTGTGAGTACTTTTGCTGGAGCCTCTAAAGTACACAAAAAAGTAAAAGTAAAAGTGCTTAAAAAATAAGCAAAATGCTTAAAAAAGAGGCACTGTAGAAAGATGTGTAAGTTATTGATTATTAAGAAGAATGTCGTTAAAGTAAGCTTTGGAAGACAATTGAGCTAAAATGCCCACTCTGGAAGAGGAACTTTAGAGAGAACCCTGTAGCTAAAAGACAACAATAAGTAAATAAGTTGTAATATTTCTTGACTTTCTCTAAAAAATATGCTATAATTATAACCTTATAAAGCCAACGAGGGAGAAGACGGCTCTCTCAAGACCTGACAAGTCGGGCTGACTCATCTTAAGAGCTGCCAACAAAAGTAAACGATCTTAAGATTAATACACAATTAAATTCTATAAGAAAGCCTCTTAAGAGGAAGACAACCATTGATAATTACTTAAAGATAATTAACTATAGTTGTTTGTCTTAAAGATGAATACCGACTCTAAAGAGTCTTTATATTAAAGTCCCCCTTAAGGATAAGGACACTGTAAATGGAAGAACTTAAAGTTGATACACATCTCAATGGTGTGGTCGGAGAACAAAAGCCCCTTGAGGTTGTCCCAAAGAAAAGGGGTAAGGGTCGTCCACCAAAGACGGACTTAGAGGCTGTAAGGGCCAGTCGAAAAGGAAAGGTTGGTCGCCCTAAAGGGGATACGTCCCGCATTCAAGAGTTCAAAGAACGATTGATGGCTACGGGTGGTACACGCATCTTAGACAAGATGATTCAGATTGCTTTGGATGATGAACATCCGGGGCAGATGGCTGCGATTAAGTTAGCTGTTGACCGTATCCTTCCGATGAGTGTCTTTGATGCTGCCAAGCAAGGTGGACAGACTCCCCAGGTCACTATCAATATCTCTGGTATCAATGAGCCTCAGATTATTGGTTCTAACGACGATAACGTGATTGATGTATGACAGCTTTAAATTTTAGTTTACTCAAGTGGCAGAAAGAAGTATTCCAGGATGACACACGATTCAAGGTTGTTGCTGCGGGCCGCCGATGTGGTAAATCCCGACTATCTGCTATCACGTTACTTATCGAAGGTCTTAATTGCCCGGACGGCTCAGCAGTCATGTATGTCGCCCCCACAATGGGACAAGCTCGAACGATTATTTGGGACTTACTCCATGAGCTTGGTCGTCCCATCATTAAAAGCTCCCACGTTAACAACCTTGAAATTACTCTTATCAACGGCAGGAAAATCTTAGTTCGTGGTGCTGACAATCCAGATAGCTTGCGTGGTGTGAGCTTGACATATTTGGTTCTGGACGAATGTGCGTTCATTAAGCAGGATGTATGGGAAAAAATCTTACGTGCTGCCCTGTCTGACAAAAAAGGTAGAGCTTTATTTATTTCAACTCCATCTGGTCGTAATTGGTTCTACGATATCTTCAAGTTAGGACAGTCTGAGATTGATGAAGAGTGGAAGTCCTGGCACAAGACCACTGAGGACAATGAAACCATTGATCCGAAGGAGATTGAAGCTGCTAAGCGCACTCTAAGCTCTTTTGCATTTAAGCAGGAATATCTGTCTTCCTTTGACACAGCAGGCTCTGACGTATTCAAGGAAGAATGGTGGAAAGAGTGTGAAGAGCCTGAATACGGTCAATACGTGATTGCTATTGACTTGGCTGGCTTTGCAGACATTGGAGCCAATCCTAGTGCGGCCAAGCGTAAGCTCGACGAAACAGCTATTGCTATTGTCAAGATCATGGACAGTGGTGATTGGTTTGTAAAGAAGATTGAGCATGGTCGCTGGGACATTAGAGAGACTGCTGTAAACATCTTAAAGACCATCAGGGACTATCAACCTATTGCTGTCGGTATAGAGCGTGGAGCATTAAAGAATGCTGTGCTGCCTTACCTGACTGACCTGATGAGAAAGAATAACGTCTATTCCCATATCCAAGACTTAACTCACGGCAACAAGAAAAAGATTGATAGGGTTGTCTGGTCACTTCAGGGTCGTATGGAGCATGGTCGTATCTACTTCAATGAAGAAGAGGATTGGGAAGAGTTCAGGGATCAGCTACTGATGTTTCCCACAGCAGGCGTACATGATGACTTAGTAGACGCCTTAGCTTACATTGATCAGCTTGCTATCGTCAGTTATCAGCAAGACTATGACGATGAAACTTTAGACATTATTTCGGGGTACTAATGAAAACTGGACTGTATGCAAACATTCATGCCAAGCGTAAGCGTATTGCTGACGGTAGTGGCGAGAAGATGAGAAAGCCGGGTACTAAGGGTGCCCCTTCCGAGAAAGATTTCAAAGACGCTGCTAAGACAGCTAAGAAAGGGAAAAAGAATGCCTAACATGAAAGAATTCAAACCCTGCGCTGGTTGCCCTACTCCTGGTAAGTGCAAGAAAGCTGGAATGTGCATGATGAAGGAATCTCGTGCACCCATGCCTAAGCGTGGTAGCCGGGCTGCTAAGAGCAAAGCAAGTAAAAATGGCTACTGATAGTCGTTTAACCAAAGCTGGCGTTAGTGGCTACAACAAGCCTAAGAGGACGCCTGACCATCCGACTAAGAGCCACGTAGTTG